CGTTCTTTTTCCATAGCGTTTAATATATCTACATAACGATCTTCTTCTGGTGGTAATAATTTTCCCCTACGTAAACGGCCATGAGATATGTTTGCTCTCATAGCATCGTGGCGTTGTTGTTGTTCGTGATTATTCATTTCAAAGGATTGAAACATTGGAACGTACCCTTGTTGATGAACATTGATTGCCATCTTTAAAGCAATCTGAGATTTACCTGTTTTAGGTGGAGCAATTATTGTAATTAATTGTCCGCCTTGTAACCCAGCAGTTGCTTCATCAATCTTTGTAAAGCCAGTAGGTATTCCTAAGAACTCTTGGTTTTGTAATGCTTTATATTCTTTGTAACGCTCCTCTGTATTCTTACTTAAATCTAATTCGTGAATTCCAAGAATGCCTTGTTCATTAACTCTTGCAATTGTTGCTTCCATTGCAAGAAGAGCAGCGTCATGGTTATTGTCTTGCAGTTGTCCAATGGCTGCTTCTAATCCCTGACGAGTAAGTAACCGACGACGGAAATCCACCATTGTGTCTAATAGGTAATCAACAGTATCTTCTACATCTAATACTTTAAAGTTTGGATAATGATCTTTAACAGTTACTGCTGTAGGAACTTCGTTGTAATCTGTGTAGTGTTTGCGAACAAAAGCCCAGACTCTTTTATTATCATCATCTAAGAACCAAGCATCATTTACACCCCGCTGTAATGCGGGGATAATGTCTCGGTCTCGTATTACTTTACTTACTAAACGGTGTTCGTTATCCGCCGCCATTTTGCTCCCCTCTTACAAGTTCTTTAGTTCTACTCCTGCTGATCCGTATCTTGCTACCCTGCCTGGTATATCTACTATGCCTCGAAGATTAGCACGGTATGGAAGTTTTCTTACTAACTCAGATGGATCAGCGTATAACTGCCAGTAGTTAAATGGATTAACAACTTCTCGTTCTAATTTTTCAAAGGCTTTTTCTAGTAACTCGTCACTCCAACCTAAGTCTGCGTAACCAGCCAACTCAAGGGAGATGCCGTAGTCATTAGATAACTTCCAAAGTCTATGCGCCCCCTCTAACTGTATGTCTCCTAATTTATATTTAACTTTTGTTGTAAAAAATTTTCCAGTTACTTCTTCGACTAAGTTAATTACTACATCTGTTACACAAATGACTTGCGGAGAGGAGACGTTTGATATGTCTCCATTTTTCATAGTACCTCGACTTTAGCATACTTAAGAACAAACTCACGAAATTTTGCTGGATCGTCGTTTGCTTCTATTGCCAACTCCTCTGGCACTTCACTTGGAACTAAGATCGAGTAGTTGCCATTGTTCATACGCATCTTGTTATTTATAAAGTTAATGTGTTTGCAGTTAAGCGTCTTTTTCCAGACGGGACAATTACATCTGATGCGCTTAGTCTTGGTGTCTACTTCAACTTCAAAGACACCTGCAGCCTGCGAAGAGATAAACAGTTGAACAGTCCTCCATGGGCTTTCCATGCTCATTCCCTTCATTGTGCGGCTCGTAAATCTGCTCCAACTATTGGGACTCTAACAAAGGCTTCGTGGGCAAAACTTGCCATCGCTTCTTTGTACACTGCTTCCCAATTCTCTAACCCAACATTCGTGGTAACAATAGTTGGTAGAGCCTTGTCGTATCTAAGACGGAGTATCTCATCAAATGAGGTGTCATCGTACTTTGAACCGTATTCTTTTCCTAGGTCATCAATTACAAGAATACGAACATTCAACCAATCAAACTTAGATCTGCCGTGGAATCCATCAATCTCATACACAGCCTGTTTCTTATCATCAAAGTCTGCGTCAAAGGTAGATTTTTTCTTTGATAAAAATTCTGGGTATGTCATGTAATAGATCGGCCTAGCACCAATACCAAAGTCAGAAGCGCTCATGCCCAAAACTTTTGCAGCATCGGCATCATTGTTAGGAAGCCTACGGACAAACTCCATAGCAGCAACTACTGCATGTGTGGTCTTCCCAATTCCAGGTCCGCCATCGAACAGGAGGCCAACGCCATTAACTCCGATGTGGCCAACTTGCTTTATAACCTGACCGTTCACGCAGTCATCTATCCACGTAGTCACCTCGTCAGGGAATGATCCCGCTCTGTCCACAAGATCTTGTGGCTCAAGGCCGAGGAAGCGACGTGGGATATTTGAGTTACGAAGTAACCAGTGCTTCTTTAAAGCAGATAGCGTATTAATGTCATACATCGTCGTCTTCAAACTCGTACTCGTACATACCGCCGTAGCGCATACCTATATGCAGAATCCAGGAACCAATTACTATCATTACATCGCCAAAAAATCTAAGCGCTCTATTATTGGTTGGATAAATTAATCTGTTATTCATCTGACCCTCTATCTACTATGACCTTTTCCCAATCAGTATTACAAGAGTAACACTTTAAATCTAAATTCATACTATCACGTTCAGTTGCAAGGCCGTGAACCTTTTCTTTACAGGAAGGGCAGAAAAAACTGAACTCCATCATTCGTAACTTTGCCTTGACCAAAAGTTCTTTTTGTAAGATCCAATAAATGTTTTTTGAAAAGTTTTATTATTTTTATACACTCTCTTATAGTCATACTCCATTACTTTTGTTTTCCATTTTTCATTTTTTATAATATGTAGTTGACATATTGGAGTGCCTGATTCAATGATTCCTTCAAAGCCACGTTTTAAAAGAAAAGGAAATTGAACTGGATTTCTATAATCACCACAATTTACTAGTCCTGAAAGAGTGAAAAATGGCAAATCAACCCTATTTGAAGGATGAGAAAATAATACGCTGTAATTTTTTGGAACTATTACTGTCCAATGATTTACCCATTTTGCAACCATGTAGTGATATGAGTCGGGTATGGGAAAATTTGAAAATTGTTCAGGACTATGCCAAGTAATTCGTTCTTCTGAAGTTCTCCACCTTATATGGGGCTCTTCCTCTACTTGTTCAACATGGATGTCATCTTCTAATATAGCCATATAACCTGTAGAAATTGCGTCTAAAAATGGTACGCACTTTTTTAATGATACATTAGGCATTCCTGCACTGAATGGAAATTTAAGTTTTTTATCACCATTTGTAAACGGTTCAATGTTTTTGTACCACTCGTGAATATACTTTATTGAAGGTTTTGGATAATCTCCATTTATAGAAACATATTCATTTAATGGATCAAAAGAAATAGTAAGTTTGTTAAGCATTATTTGTATTTATACACTGCTTTCTTGACGATAATTAAAGGTACCTATGTATGATATAGGCTTTTCTTTTTCATCTCTATGTTCAGTTGTTATGTACTTTATATTTTTTCTTGTAGTTTGAGTTTGAACAAAATATTTAACCCAACGTTTTGCTGCCGATAAACTAGCCCATGCCGTTGTAGAGGAAAAAAGCACTAATTCTCTACCTGATGCGGGGTCAACCTGTGTTGCAGAAAGGCTTCCTAGCCAACCCCCACCTTTTGAAACGTTTTTATGCAACTCTGCTTTAAATGTCTTTACTACCTTTTTAGCCATTTGCATTCTCCTTTAGTCGTTGTTCGTATCTTACTAGTTGTGCTCTACCAGAAAGTGAATTCTGGAAAGTTCTTCCATCACTTGCTTGTAGTGTCCCCATCTTAACTGATGTATTGATGGGGGCGTTAATTTTATTTAAGCCAAGATTTTCTCTGGCTTGGTTCATCTTCTTGCCAAATGAAGATAGGTACATCTTATACAGAAGCGGAGCCTCACTACCGATGTCTTTAAAGTTTCGTTCATCTGCCATGAAGAGTCGTAGCAACTCTAACTCAATTAGGGCGTTGGTGTCGTACTGCTTTCTAAATTTGGCAATTGCTCCTGAGAGTTGCTTGACGCTAACTGTTCCAGGGAGTAAGGGATATTTGCGCCCGACACAAAAAGAAAACTCTGCAGCGACATCCATCGGGGTCCACTCATGCTCTGGTCGTCGTCCCCGAGTCTTAGGATCGGATTTGCGGATCTTAGGCTGTGTCGCATCTTTCGGTTCGACGAGTCCAAAACCTGCCAGATCATTTCCATCATCTTCCCATTTTCTCATAGGTACTCGTATCTCTCTCATGAAACCTTTGGTTTCAATATCTTTTAATTTATTACTTATTTGTCTATTAGGTACTAATGGCTTAATGGTAGATTGGTTATCTGACCTATAGTCATGTGAGGTGCGGTAATCTTCAGTGCGGTAATTTTTATACACCACCTCGTAGGTGTCCATTCCCTTAAATCCGTTAGCCCTTTTGTTAGGTGTTCGAAGTATAAGCCCATGCTTCTCTAGGGCTTTGAGGGCTGTTCTAACGGTTCGGTCTGAACTTTTGTTAGTCTGTCTACACAACTCCGCTACGGAGGTCTTAAAACGACCTTTGGAGCCTGCTAACTGGCAGATTACAACCATCAGTCGGAACTGATAATCGGTCAGTGGGGCTGAAAAAGCCTCTGAAGGGATTTTCACAGGTCGTTATCCTTAAACGGATCTATTTCTTTCCCATCTTCCAAAAGGCGTTTGGCCACTTCATCAGATAGTACGTCGAGAACAGATGTCATGACGTAGTCAGCCATGTTTTCCACAAAGACATTCATGCTCTCAATCATTCGTTCCCGAATAATATCAACTGGTTCATCTGTGTAATCAACCTCTATCTTATCAAGTCCATCGGTTATGTCCCACGTCTCGATACCGAAATCTTCCACGGCGCTCAAGATAAAGTGAGACATGGGAGAGTTATCCCAAACAATGCCTAAGACATCGTTGAGGGTTATCTGACGAATCATTTCCTTTACAGGATTATCGGTTATAACAATGTCGTCAGCATCGACCAGTATGTGATCAAGGTCTGTTGCATTGGCTATAAAGCATGTGGTCTTTACCCCATGCTCTTTACATATGCTTATAACACTCTCTGCAAAGTGATTTTCATTTCCCGTTACTGGAATAAATACAGTAACTTCTTTGCCGTATTTATTTAGAAGAGCAGTTACTCCATCATCAACACATACGTCTTCAAAAGAAACAACAGCAATATTCACTTAGCCCCCTATAGAGTTTGAGATAATCTAGTAGGTGCCTTTACAACTACTGGACGATTAAGATACATGCCAATGGCTAATGAAACAAATGTTGCTGACGGAACTAGCACTATAAAATCAGTCTCCACACTTAAGTGTGACCAAAGCCCCAAGAAACTAAGAGGAAGTGCAAAGTATTTGTTTAATGTTGGCTTAGTAATAAAGCCAGAAATAAATAAATCTAGGAATTCAATTACATAAGTAACTGCCATTCCTGTGAGTAGTACGGATATAACCATGTCTATAGTCATAGACAGGATCCTACACCGTCGTGGTCGTGTACTCCACTCCGCCGTATGTGCGTAGGCGCCAAAAGGTATTCTGAGGAACCCAGTCAACTAAAGTCTTACCTAGACGTTGAATCTTCTGTGGTTTTGTTGGGTATAAATGAGAGAAGGAGTTGTGTGCGGTGCCTTCCCATACCGCTCCAAAATCTGAAGGTAAGGAACCATCAAAGTAATCTGTTGCTGTTGGACTCTTTTCAAACTGTATGCAGTCTAAATAAAATGTGCCAGAACCTCCTGAAAAAACAATTTCATAAGTGCTTGCTGTGGATGTGGTTGCATCCGTTAAAATTGTGGATGTAAACTCTGACCAGTTAGCCGCAGTTCCTAAAACAGACGTAGTACTAACCCCTACTATAGTTCCCCCGCTATTTCTTGCTACTAAACTTACAGTTAAACTTGTTGTAGCCTTAAATAATCCAGAGGCTGTATAAAATAGACCTCTTGTAATTGACATTGTGTTGGACTTTAATGTCCAAGCACCCGTAGCAACTACCTTAGCGCTCTTTATTCCAGAGTATGCTAAATCAGAAACATCGGCATTCTGTGTTATGGTTGGTGAACCAGTTGCTGTCCAACTATCTGTTACGTTAGTTTCAAAAGATGGATTTTTAATTAAGTTAGATTTTTTTGGATTTAAAAATATATCAATACTCCGAGCCTCATCATAAACTGCGGATGCTCCTGTCTGCATACATACCTGATCAATGTAATATGTTCCAGCAGCACTGTACGCAATTGTTATAATTGCATATACTGAAGTAGCATCTGATGTAGAAGTGATGCTTGATGATTTCCAAGTGTTGTTTGCTGCAACCGCTGACGCAGTCTTTGCAGACGATGTTGCAGTTCCATATTTATTGTAATACCTGACAGATAAAGTTATATTACCAGAACTTGCTGGGCACTTTAATTTACAAGACACGGTGTATTGAGTAGATGGGCTAATAGGTATTCCTTTAGTAAGAACGTCGGAAGCCCCAAGCACCATACTTCCAGAACTACTTACAACAACTTTGCCAGTATAAACAGTGTCAATTTGATTAGTATTAGTATCAGGAACCTGTTCAGTACTTGAGGTTAATGTTGCATTGCTTGCTACCCAATTTCCAATTCCTTTATAAAAGGTCGAGTCTTGAACAGTTAATAATCGATTTTGAGACACCACTACTGTTGGTGCAAATCCAGTTAAAGATTCACAGTAAGTTTCTAAACCAAGTTTAGTTCCTTTTCTATAATACATATACAGTGCTTCACGCACAAGTCTTTTTTGATTTTTAGTTGGAAGTGTGGGTTCTTGTGTTAAGCCGTAGTTTGCAGTTTCTAGTGGTACTAATTCAATAGGAGTTTCTAATCCAGTATGCTTTGGCCTTAATAGATCTAATTTAGTTAAGAACTCTTCTTGAGTAAATAACATTCCGTCTAGAAAGTCATATAAAGTAGACGCAGTATTTACTGCTCCAAACGGACTCTGTTCTGCACTTGTGTATACACGAGGTAAAGTACTTATAAAAGTTTTTT